AACTACACCTAATATAAATGTACGAACTGGTAGTGGTGCTTCAACAATTAGAACAATGATGGGAGAAGTATCAACTGATAGATTTGGATTTTTTGGATTTGATGAAGGTGGTGTGGATAAATTATTTGAGTTAAGTAATGAAGAGCAACAAATAGCTGGGTTTAAATTTACTCAAACTCAATTAGCAAAAAACAACATCACAATGTCAAATGCCAATGGTGGTAAAATTACTTTAAATCAAGGTACAAGCGCCCTAGCATCACAACTAGACTTAGATTGGATAATTAATGGCTCAAACAACACCATTACATCTAATATAAACATTGATGGCGCTACCAATTATATGGATATTGACGGTTCTGATAACACCCTAACCTATACAGGTACAGGTGTCACAGCATCAGCAGGTGGATATTTTTATCTTGACCACACAGGAGGCTCTAGGACTTTTAATGTACAACAGCTATCAACACAGGACAACGATTGGCTTAAAGTTATTTCGGTTTCTGGCACTGCTGCTTCTACTGTTTGTATTATTCAAAACGACCAAGGTACAAGCACAAGCTGTTGATATAGGTGACATATCTGAGCTAAACGGCACAGCACAAATTGTCCGAGACAAACCATACGATGCTAATTTAAATTTTGCTATACAGAGCAACGATGAGGCCATAACTAAAGATGGTCGCATGGCTATTAAATTTTTAGATGATTCTGTAGTTAAACTTACAGAATGGTCTGAACTTGTCATAGACTCATATATATTTGACCCAGACCCTAGTAAATCTAAGATGGCTTTAACATTTGGTTTAGGCACAGCAAGGTTTATTACAGGTAATCTAAATCGTATAGACAAACAGAATATCCAACTTAAAACACCTACTGCAAATATAGCGATAAGAGGTACTGATTTTACTGCTACGGTTGATGAATTAGGTAGAAGTCTAATAATTCTTTTGCCTGATGCTTTTGGTTTATCCAGTGGTGAAATAGAAGTAGTAACAGCTATGGGTACAGTAATATTAAACAAACCTTATGAAGCTACCACAGTAAGCGTGTTTGAGTCTGCGCCAACCAAGCCTGTAATTTTAGATTTAACTTTAGACCTTATAGACAATATGTTGATTGTCACACCACCTAAACAAGAAGTTTTAGTAGAAGAAGAAGCGACAAGCACACAAACAGATAGTGTGCTAGATTTTAATGACTTAGATATAGATTACTTAGCTGAAGATTATCTAGAAGAAAGTTTAGAATTTACAGAATTAGATATAAATTATCTTGATGTCAATTATTTAGAGGATTTATTAAATGTGTTAGATACCTTAGCTGTAGATGAAGATGAGGATGTTTTAGCACAAGCTACAACAACGCAGATAGCTGGGACTTCATTAGGTAAAGACCCAGACACACAAATAACCACGCTTATTACAGGCAATGTAGTGAGTTTGCGTAGACAAGTTAATGAAACAGTAAGAGTGGATTTAGATGGTTCAAACGCCTACACAGTCATTTTTATACAAGACGGCGTATCAAATGTCATTAAGATTAATGGTGGTAGTGACTCTATAATAAAAATTACACAATCTAATTAAGTGTAGAAAAGTGTTGACATCTATTATACAATCCTTATAATTAAATATATAAAATTAAGGAGACAACATGAAAACAATACCACG